ATGCATTATATACATCAGACTGCGCTATTAAAGTTGTAACCTCTGAAAACCCGACTACGCCGGGAAAAATTCAAGATTAGAATATTATTCGGCGCAGCCTGTTCACCTTCGAAAAGGTACCTACACGGCTACAGTGTAGTAAGTTGATTTTGACTTTTAGTTCAACTATAAAACTATATTTAATTATGTAGGAGTTTAATCTCCACCCGCTTAAATCAGCGGAAGCTAAACCGGGTTGGGATAAGACGATTTAGGCCAATAAGTGAGAACAGGTGCTCCATTAAATTGATATACCTGAAAGTCCTCACCCGCAGCGCAATAAGTCTGCACAAAGCCCATACGTCCGGCAACACGGTTCGACCTAAATTGAGAAGCAACACCTATGCCATACTCATTGATAGTTGGACGAACCAGAGAACGGCACTGTGGATCAAAACGATATCTGGAATAATAGGGAACTTCAAACTCCAGGACGTTACTAAAAGTACTAGAACCATATACCATCCCTTGAAGACCACTGTGACCATAATTGTCATTTGCTGTGTTAAAATAATCGTCCTTTACCACGAATGCGGCTGCAACAACAGCAGGGTCATCATATGAAGCAATACTTTGGTCAAATGGTAGACCATCCAACCAACAACTTTGATCATAACCGGTGTATCCAACATGAGTATCCAGGGTTCCAAAAGCTCCAGAAGTGGAACCACAATTCACGTATTTCCAACGAACAGAACCACGTCTACCACAAAACGCAGAGGTAACATAGTTCAAAAGGGTATTATTCACAAAAGCAAAATTTGAACCCAAATCAGACGAATACGGTGCGCTGGAATAAGTCCCCTTCGGATAAGGAAAAGCAGGTCGGCGGTAGTTTCTAATGACCATACTAGTATTACTAAGTGAGGAATCATGGATTGTAAGAGTCTCGTGATTGGAAAACCTTTTGATCAACAATCTAAAAGAAGGAACACTCTCACCAAAATTAACAAGGTATCTGGAATCATAGGCAATGTTCTGTCCAAATTCTTTTATTGGGGAGGAAATAGAATTAGGCTCAATTGAATCATTAGTGGCAACAGGATCAACACCGGATTGCGTATCCAAGACTCCACTTTGGGCTCCCAAAGAGTATTGATCAATAAAACTAGAAGGCATGGCAACTTCAAAATCGTCACCAGCCCACATCGAAACAATGACTTGAACTGTAGAAGGAGTTGGGGAAGGCGATGTCAGCTGGTTCATGACAGAAACGCCCAAAATTCCACTACCTTTACCCAATGCGGTATAACGAGCAGTATCAAAGGTATCGGAGGCCAAATCATAACCAGGATAATGATGGCGCAACCAACCAAACTGCCTGCCATTCTTGACGCCCACTACAAAATCAGGTGTTTCAGCAATATCAACAACAAGTTGTTCAGCCACATTATCCTCTGAAGGTGTTCCAGTATGATAAGGATCGAAAGTTAACTTGAGTTGTCCCTTGTGCAAAGCAGAACATGCAACTTGAAAACGGTAATAAATGGTTCCTCTCCAGTTTTCGAAGGGCATTGCGGCGAAACTACACGCTGGCATGTACAAGTGTTTCCTGCCATTTGGAAGAACTTCAATCTCTTGCCATGAGACAGGAGAAGTACGAATATTCCAGAGATGATCATCTTGAGTACGTGATTCTGTCCAAGGAAATTGGGTAATGTACGACTCTTTGCCTGCAATGGCATTAATAGCTAATGGGTCCTCACACGCGGCACCACCTATTGAAGGATCAATGGATAACTCTTGTTTAGAATCGAGAGTCATCTTTTGACTCAAATCTACTTCATTGGCAACCGAAAAACTACTAGTTTGGGTGTTGGCTATCCTCATAGGCGAAGAATTGTCAGACGGTCGAGAATACCCGAACATCCGGGCAATTTTGGCAGTGGAGGAAGCGACCGCAGAAGTTGCCTTAGCATATTTGGAAATGATGGGTATATCTCCAAGAGAATCGGCAACCTTTGCGATAGCAGTAGCAGGTCCAGAAATAATCCCGTCCTTTGCGGCCTCTTCCAACTCACCACTCTGCGTAACAAGCCAATTAGAGGCTTCAGCAGTGGGTCCACCAAATTCAGCGTCTTCAAACCACGCGTAAAAAGTAACGGTAGAAGTCATAGAATTGTCGTTTGCACTGACTAAATCAGTAAGGCTGCGGATATAAATTGTACCCAATTGGTTCGAGGCATTGCTAATAATACTGCAATAATCTTGGAACCAAACAAACGGCAAGTCAAGATCGATAGTCTGGGACAGAGTTGGATTGAGATATGCGTGAATCTTTTGGCTCTGGTTGATAGCCGTCGCCTCAAAAAGAGTGGCGTGATTAGTGATGTCATCAAAGGTATTCAGTGGATTGTAATAGACGAGAGCCCTACCATAAAGGAAAGGGTTTCCCGTCATAACAATACGGAGCTTCAACTTAGCTTTAAAAGAGAAGTTGTTATTGATCCTATTAATAATACGAGGATTTTTGAGAAGCTCAGTCCACGGAACAAAGGAATCAGACAACGAAAGTCCAGTTCCCCAAGTAGTAGTGTGGATACGAATTGGACGAGCAAGGAATTCACCAAGTTCATTAGAAACCTTGGTAAGATATCCACGAGTGGGGTCTTCTTCGCCACCATCATTGTCAACACCAGTTTGATCTTTATTGACAAAAGTTGTGAACTCAGGTTCGCCAGATTGACAACAAAGATCACACTCCATGGCTAGGAGTGTTTGAACTGCCTCCCACTCCGTGAGGGACAATTCGTGAAGGTTTTTAGAATTACCTACAAATTCATTATGTATTTTATATATATGTGTATTAGTTAGTCAATATGTACAATAGGAGGATGACTAAGTCCTCAGATCGCTTTTTGTCATGCGCGGCAACGCTCCTCTAAATAGAGGTAGAACATGGGAGCTCTTGCCTCACCTGCAAAGCCATCTACTGAGTGTGACAAACACGCAGTAGTGGTAACCATATACAAGCGGCCCTTTTCAACTGCGATCATAGATCACCCCGTTAGGCTACGGGGTCAGGTGCATACTTAGCCTTCCAGCTTTGTACGCGTTCGTCGTATGTCTTAAAACCAATACATAAATGCAATATGTTTTTAGACAATGCGACTTGGCGGAGTTGTTCGCTACGCATTTCATAAACCTCACGACCATGATAGAACCAGTCATGTAAGCTAGAATCAATGTTGACAGCAGCGTGGTGTTCGGGAGTTAGCTCACTTGTGTGAACTACAGAGTGCAACCTTTTAAAGATCGAGGTTTCACTAAGTATACCAACTCTACCGACTTCGGGGTTTACGAAGTCCTTCCGTTTTAGAAAATCAACTTCCTCTCTTTTCATAAACGGGGTAATTTTAGATTCTTTGTCAGGGAGAGTGAACACAATGTCTTTAGTCTTTAAGTACTCGCTATAGACTTTGATATCAAACTCTTTCCCATACTCATCAGAAACAGTTCCAATGACATCATCCCCATATGTCATCATCCTCGTGTGCGCATTAAATTTCTGCAAAGCATCACGACTCCTACTCATTGCACAGCACCTCATGAGTAGACTGTTAACGATAGAATTGATAATTACAGTAAGATTTTGTCCAGATGGGTTAGTTCCGTTGAACATAATGAGATCACCATTATAATTAACGCAAGGGTATATCACTTCAGAAGCAATTGCCCGCATAATAACGAGATCATCTTCGGAGTAGTGGCCCACTTGCTCCGCAATATTCAAAAGAACCTTGAAAGCAGCCATAGTAGCGTGCGCTGGCATACGCACATCATACTTGCTGTAATCTCCGGCAAACCAATTCTCATACTCTCCAACGTGTTCCATGAGCTCCTCCCACTCATCACACTCACAATTTATCCCAACAGCACATTCAAAATGGAGTGGAAATGTTTGCACAAGAGCTGCAATAGGGAGAAAATACTTGCGAATGAGAATTTGAAGAGCAAGTGGGGCACTTTGAAATACCCTGACTTTGGTCTTGTCTCTCTTCGTAGGTTCATCTTTGAGACACGCTTTCCATATGGCTAATGTTCGCGATCCTAAGATGAAATCCTCCTTCATCAGCTCAACTTCATCCCACACTTCACGGACAAAAGTAGACTGAGGATAATCATCAAGAGGAGGAAGGTCAACAAGAAGAGCACTCTTCTTTCCTGTGAGTGGATACCCGGGAGAAGTCGACATTTTCATGCGATCGATATATTTCCGGCCTTTGATACCATTCACAGCTTCTAAGTCACTAAGAGGACGAAGATCGCGGACAGCAAGTATGTCTTTGCGCGAAAACACTTCAGAAATCTTCTTCCAATAGCTCTGTACAGCCGCATCCATGTCGCTCCCCAAAGGAAGTGACGGCTTAGCAGCATGTTCAAGAGTTGCTTGGAAAGGGTAACAGCCTTCACCTTTCATCTTAGGCTTCCCCCATTGCTGTGGGACACCCATAATTTCGGTGACAGAATCAGAAATGATGGTAGGTTCAACACCGCTAGAAGGAGTAGCTCTTGTAGGAAGGGAGCCTATGACTTGACACTCAGAACCAGGCTTGAGAAAGCGAGTTGCACTCTTATAATGAATATCCTTCGACAAATTCATGCTTTTCCCATAAGCTCCTTCTTTCAAATATCCCATATGTGTGGACAATGCTCCACTAGAAGCAGTCAGAAAGACGGAAGACGTGTTTTCAAGAACATCACGAATGGCTGAATCAACCTTAGCCTTAGTGATTGCTCCAGCAGCACCAACGTATTTCCTACCACCAGAATGAAATCCAATGATGGTTGGTTTAACATCAGTAACTACAGGGCTCATACACATCCCTTCATAGGTCTCAAAATCAGTGGAATATTTGTATCCCTTGAACAAATAAGAAACACCTTTCTTATCACGGGTTGTGACATTCTGAATATTAGAAGCGCGAATTGAAGACACAGTATAACTGGAACTTTGTATCTCACGTCTCATCAGTTTGCAGACTCCAGGATTGGGCATCTCGTCTTTCTCAGGAAAGAATTTCCGAAAATCTCTCATACTGCCGCCAGCAGTTGTAAAACATATGGTGTAATCAGTATCCAATATTGGCGCAGTGTGTTTCCAAGAATAGACTTCTCTGAAAGAAGCACCAACACCATCACCCATCTTCCTATAAATACGAAGCTGATCTCCATCTTCCAACTGACTACAATAATGTCGTGGAAGAATAATGAAATTAGAACATACGTAGAATCCAAGGGAAGTAAAGCCCTTCTCAGAGACTACTCCGACCGAATTGGATTTCATGGAATTGAGTAAATTGACCACAGTGGTGGTTTTTGAAGGCTCGGGATAAGGATTCTCAACCGGTAGCACATCAGCCCACATATTATCGCGTCTATTGGACTCCTCTGCAGCATCAGTGGGATTCAAATCAGACTGAGTGTATAATCTCTTCCAAATGGAATAAATCGCCGTAACCCCAATAACAGATACTAGGGCATAAGCACCTTTCCAAGAAATAACACTCTCAGCAGCATAGTCATAACGAGTTTGCAATTCGTGACGAACAAGATTGGTGTAGTACTGAGAGGTGGCCATTGTGTAAAAATACATCATAAAAAGTCCAATAAGGAGAGAAATCTCGGACATAAACCAGGAATGAATTTTGACATACGTAACAAGTGTTGAAACCCCAATACAAGTATTTCCAATAAGCAAAGAATGAATGAGATCAGCTCTCCACGCAAACATGCACGTATGGACTAGCCACATTGGAACAGTGTACTTGAAAGGACTATAAGGCTCTAAAGCACAAGCAATACGATCACACAGAACCATACGCCTGGTGCTAAGATTCAACAACTGGCTTTGAAGTTGGGACCATTTGAGTTTCGAGTACCAATAAACAACTCTGCTCCAATGGGCATATTTGTCTATGCTACGATCACGAAAGAACGCATGCAGATATTGGGGAACTGACATATGGGGACCGCCTGATTGAGTCAATAAAGTTTCATCAAACAACTCGGGATAAGTGGAACGGAGTTGTTGATCAGTCATGCCAAGAAGACCTACATCAGCTTCATCATAGCCATCATCATAAGCCTCCAGTTCTTCCTCGGGTGAAACGGGAGAAGAAGTTGACATTATACTTTCCCCATCAGAGTCAGTCTCGGAACCAGTCTCTGGTTGAGGTTCGTTACCGGGATAAACTAAATCAGGCATAGCACTGTCTTCCTGAGAGAAGTCGGGTCCTTCAATAACACTTTCGAGTTCAGCAGATATGTCAACCGGCTCAACATGTTCGGAACAAAAGTACTTTCCGCACTTGCAGGCGACAGCTTCTTCTTTGGACATTGACAAACGCGCTTTTTGTGCCTCGAAAAACTCTTTAGAAGCGTCTTGAGACCAAGCAAGATATTCGCCAACAGAAATATTCTTGAGAACTTTCTTGTCCCACTTGACATACTCGAAGGCTTCATTGTGAACGTACTTACGCTGCTCTAAACCAATAGGGGCATCGTACACTTCAACATCAATATCCCAAATATCAGGATTCTTAACGTTTCCATACACTGCAAAAACTTTCCTACTATCAATTTTGTTACGTGTAGTGAAAAGAGGCTTAACACGAACAGTGACATGGTAAAAGCGTCGAAGGATTGAGCCAGGTTCATTGGAATATACGCCAGCATCAATGTGTTTAACGTTTGTAGTGACAAGGGCAACTCTTGGATTAAGTTGAACTTTTCCCTTAAGATAAGCTTCTGCCATGGGTGCCATAAATCTCTGCGAATTCACAACTTGGAGAAGTCTGTAGTGTGGCGCGAAATCCATGAAAGTAGACTTGGTGTTACAGAAATCATCGAAGATAATGGCACTGGTGTAAGAACGAATATTAGAGGCAAATTTGTCATTGTCGGCCCAGATGGCAGTACCCTCCTTGGTATAGGAGAAATTGTTGTATCGGAGAATAGATTCAATACTCAAATGGGATAGAGAAGATTTACCCACACCGGACGAACCATTCAAACTAAGCGCAAAAGGTTCAAGACGCATGCCACCATCTGCACGAATCTGCAGGAAGTCACTAAGAATGGTGACAAGGCGCTCAGTTTTAGCCATAATGTATTTGTATTCAGGAGTGCTAGGTTTAAATTTCTTACGAAGAGCTTCAGCCTTGGCAATGCACTCATTGACTTTCTGTTCGAAACCGTTCTCGTCCATTTTCTTGAAGGTTTGAAGATTGCCAGTGATGCTGAATCCATGCAGTTCAACTACTTCGATATAAAGATCGTCGAAGTCTTTGATGTCTCCCTCAAATTGAAAGAAGGCAGAAATATTCTTTGTGGAGTAAACTCTGTAAGCACCTTCTAAGAAAGTGCACATAGTGTTTGCAAGAACATCAGCAAAATCAAGAGCAGTAAGATTCGCTGATTCCACAATTGGAGTAAACAATTTTAACTTTCCGATGGAGAAGTCCAAATCATTACTTTCGCAAAGTCCAGCGCTAACACATGCACAAGCGAATTTATGAATATTTGCAGCCATTGGCGTATGGCGCATAGCTCTCCAGTTCCTAATAGTATCAGTAACAGAGTAAATCCACTCACCTCCGGCTTGAGTATCAAGAGGAACATCATCAGTAAGACTAGACGTAGCCGTAGAATCACACAGTGTGAGTGTGACAATTTCATCGGCAGTGGTAAGAAAGTCAGTTTTACCGGAAATGGATTTAAAGGCATACATGAAGAGTGATTCTTTATGATGAGCTTGCAAATAGAGGACGAGTGCAGCTACTATGCCTTTCTTGTTCTTTGCATTAGCAACTGAAGTAAACAAACTAGTAAGGAGAATGGCTTCTCGAGCATACTTGTCATATTGTTTTATTTCAGTAGCGGATATTCCGCTTTGGGCTAACATGATATTTTCAGACTTGAGAGTCCATATATACCAATAAAGACGAAACAATGCTAGAACACAAACCGAAGCTGAAATGCACGAAAGAGAAATGTACATATCAGGGAGAAAGGGGTAAACAGCAATACATGCAGCAAACAAATAAGTCAAAAATACTATGGCTAAGTAATAATGCAAGTAATGTACGGGTGGCAACTCCCTGTCTGATGGAGGGACTTGACCAGATTGCGTGGACAGGTCGAAAGAGAAGCCTAACTTGAGATAAGTACTCCAGTCGGCATTTCTCTCTTTCAAAAGACGAAGTTGCTCCCAATGGAGCTCCTTCTTAGAATAAGGTCGTGGCGCCCGTGTGGCGCTCTTGACCCTCCTACCCTCGGAAGGGAAGGATCGGGTGTTGTTGAGGGGGGCTTTTCCCTCTTCACGTGGTTGTCCTGATTCGTAAGTCATTCTTTAATAATTAAATTGAGAATGACAGACGAACAAGACTAGACATGTGCCCAGTGTTGTTCACCTGTCGGAACACGTTTTACTACCTCGCTATCGCCGCGCGAGTTTCCATTCTGTGACTAAGACCGTAGATGTCTTTCAAATCAACCAGAACCGTGATCCTGTTTCTCTCCGTCAAACACTCATTAAATCAGTTAAGACATCCCGTAGGATAAATAAGTGTTTGCCAGATCGGGTTGGGGGGCCTGCTCTTGTGGTCAGCAAGCGAACCCGGGAGGTCATAATTCCCATGATTACATATTGCGAAGAAGGTACTTCCTTATGACGCAATAGCACATTTTATACTGATATCGGATTGATCATTTTCCGAAGCGTACAGTTACTGTTGATCACAGATTTAAATCTGAGTTTATAACTCTGAATTAGTATTTTGCACCGCGGTTAAGCGGTGACTAAACCAAAAAGTTTGGTCACGGATTAATTGCAACAGTGCAACTTACCGTCGTTTAGATTTTTCACGTTTTTATGTGTTTTCTTAGTTTATAGACATTACCGGTCTGTAAAGAACATATAGATTGTGATTTTACCATAATCGAATGACCTCGTTGTGAACGAGGAACCTGAGCTGTAAAAAGCTAAAATACTAAATGTGACACTAGACGTGAC